TAGCGTAGTAACGCCAAGTTGATTAATAATTGAACTGTTCCGTAAAATATCAACAAATGAACCAGCTTGTAACTGTTCTGCAACTAATGCACCACCAGTTGAATAAGCACCGACTGCTTGCGTAGTACGAGCTAAGATATTATGTGGTACAAAAAATCCTTCAGTTGTTCGTCCAGATTGTTGACTTAACGCATCAGAAGCTTCTTTTTCTAAACCAGCTTCATCCCAGTTGCCTGAAAGACACGCTTTAATAGCACGAACAATAGAATATTGACGTTGTTCTTTTTGTGTAAAATCAACATCACCAGAACGTTGATTAATGGGTTTTACCGCAATATTCAACACATCAAGAAATGCAGACCTTGCTTCATCAATAGTTTTGTTGCTTTCAATAAGTTGTTCAGCTAAGTCACGACGATTAAATTTAGCACCAAGGGCAGTGATACTTTTAATACGTTGACGTTCTTGTTGAACAACATCAGCACGTTGTTCCATAAGTAGTTCCTCAGTATTTTCCATAGGTTTTTCAGGTAGGGGTTCATCAATTTCAATTGTACGACCTACACCTACTGACGGATCAGCGGGTATAGAAACAAGGGATAGTTCTAGTGGTTCCCATTCAGCAACTCTATAACCTTCACCCTTCTTTTTCTTATGATCATCCATTCTAAGAATGCGATAACCAACAGATACATTACGGATAATGCCAGCCTCAACATCACGTTTGATTTGTTGTGCAAAATCAGAACTTGAATATCGAGCTTCAGCATACCCACGCTTATCTTTTACATAAGCTTTTGTTACTACGCCTACTAATTGATCAGCATTGTGATTCCACAATAAAGGCGCACCATCATTTAATCGGTCAAGTCGTACACTATCAATACTATGATCTAAAATCTCTTCACCAAAGTTACGGTCAACTGGCATTTCAGAAGAGAAACTAAAGCGCACTACGTCATCATCGCTACTGTTCTCCTCCATGCGTCCCATTATTCGTAACATCATTGGTTATCCTCCTCGTCAGCAGCGTTTATTTGATTTACAACTTTATTAGCCCAGGACTTTCCAGAGTCACCGCCCCATAATGCCCATGCTATACGACCATTTGACGGATAGCCTTTTTCACCAGGACTAAAACCTTCAGCTTGTTTATCAACTTCATGTCTAGCAAAAAAACTTTTCATCCGTTTTACAGTTGATGGACTAAGTTGTTTCCCATTTGAAATATCACGGGCACGAGCAACACCTACTGATGTGCCACCTCTACCAAATTCACGTCGCCATGCTAAACCACGTTTTGCTTCATTTCTAGCACCACTAGGTGGTTTGAAATTAATATGCGAATATTTGTCAGGAATACGTTTGTATTTTAATACATATTCATCTATAATAGCAACTTTTCTGTCTTCCTCAACATCTTCTTCAATATCATCATCCTCATCCTCTTCTTCTTCAATATCTTCTTCTTCTAAATCTTCTTCTTCTTCATCTACCATTGGTTGTATTGTTGTATCAAAAGACAAACCAAGTTCTTCAGCTAATGCTAATTCAGATTGTCTTTGCATAAATACTTCTTGTAAATCACCACCACTTTCAGCAATAATTTGTGATTTCGTTATATATCCTGCCATCTCAGCTTCTTTGTATGCAGCAATTTCTTTTAATGGATCTACCCATGCCCATGAACGAGGTATAAACCGACACATACGATAAAAGTCAGGATCAATTTCATATCTTGGTAATGGCAATGCGCCACTTAACACTGCAACATCCAACCATTTATAATAAACGTGTTTATGAAATATTGATATTAAAAAATGCTGTAACTGTCTATAGTAGTCACGTTCACATAGTAAAGCAAGGCGACTGCTACTATAGTTAGTCTGTGAATAATCCTGACTTATACCTTCATAACTACATCCAATACCAGCAGCAGTTGCTCTTAACATTGCTTGCAAGAAGTCAACAAATGCACTGCCACTTCTATCATGATTCATTGGTGGAACAGTTACAGTTTCGCCTGGTGCTAGATACTTAAATACACCTGGTTCAAATGTTGTTACCCTATCACCATCAAAAGTTCCTTCACCAATAAGTTCTCCTTCTGGTGATTGAATAAAACCCATTAATGAAGCAGTTGCCCTAGCATTAACGACTTCTGCTTGCTCATAACCAGACAAATGATGTAATCGTTCAATTGCTGATGCAAACCATGTTATCCCTCTTGTTTGCCCAGGTCTATCAACAATATACAAATGTATTACTTCTTCAGCAGGCACTCTAATATATTTTGATGTTGATAACGTCTTTTGAAATAAATAATCGCCAGGATGACGCATACCTGCATAAAAATAATAAGCGGTAGGTCGGCTCCATTTATCAATTTCAACACCCATCCGTATTTCATTGCCATTAATCGCTGTGCCGTTATAATCATCTACACACAAATCAGCTTCTATTATTTCTAATGCAAATGGTATCTTACTATAGCCAAATGGTTGATATACCATTCTTACAAATACTTCACCGCTTTCAGCACATGAACGTAGTATTAATCTTTCAATTTCATTAAACGATAAACGTCCACCAACATCGCATGATTCACGATGACACCATTTGTGCCATTCAGACTCAATTAAGTCATTAATCCTAGTATTTAACCTGCCACTACCACGTTGCATTTTTACTTGTGATTGGAATTGAATACCATTACCAATCACATTACTTGTAATTGTTCTTAATGCCTGCCTAGCATAATCAGAATCTCGACATAATTGCCTAGCTCTATTTCTGGTAGCTTGTAACGAACTTCGTATTTCACTATCAGCATTTGTACCAGAAGTTAACCAATTTGCAGTAAATCGATTTATATTCGCACCAGCATACAATCTAGTACGTTTTTGTTTTTTGAAAAATCTAGTTATCGGTGTGTGCCATGCCATTAGAATTTCACAAATAAATTATGAGGATCACCAAGTCCATTAGCTTTCATTTCAGCTTTTTGTTCAACTATTACTTCGTATCGTAACTGATCTCTTAACATAATAAGATCAGACATTGACATTTTTTTAATAGACCTGTTACCTATTGTATATTCTTGTACTGCATTATTACTAACAATTGCTCTAATAGCAGCTACTACTGCATCTAAATCTTTCTTAGCTTGTGTTCTACCGTCAAATGGTGCTGTTTGCGTAGAAAAGTTTTTTTCAATTGTAAGTTGTCCAGCACCTAATGTAATCCTATTTATACCTGCTGTTGCGTAAGCTTGCCAATAATATACACTACCAGTTAATGTAATGCTTTGTGCCGCAGTTATTGTCGTCTCCCATCCGTCTTGATAAGATGTTGCTGTTAATGTTAAATTCTGTGTACCACGAATAGCATAAGTTAGCGTATGCGTAGTAGATGACACTTGATTGCCAAGATTGTCTCTCATGGCTACATCACGCCATGTAACACTATCTCCTGCTACAATTGTTCTTGGAATGTTCACACTACCAATGCTCAACAAATGAAGGATTATTGATATTATTTACTTTATCAGGTTTTGTTACAATTTTAGTACGTTTATTAACAAATTGTTCAAATATTGTCTTTTTATCATAAATTTGATATAAATGATTTAACGCAGCATAAGCATAAACAAAACAATCTAAAGCTTCATTTCGTGCTGTTGATTTTTTTACCCATTCATAGATTGGAAATCCTTTTACATACCTAATTTGTTTTTTCTCACTAATAAGTTGATTGTAAAATTCATCGGTTAAATTTGTATGAAAATGTATATATCCTTCCCCAACATCATTATTAGTTAATCTGCCAAACAATGTAGTCTTAATTGTATCCGTACCAACTGGATATACTAATCCACCATTTTTTACAAATTGTCCCTTAAAATTTATATCAATCTTTGTTGGTTTACCAATTGGCTGTTTGTTCTTTTGTGATTGTCCTTTAATTGCAATAATTCCTTTTTGCTTCCGTTCTTTTGCATATTGATACACTTCATGCGTAAAATGTCCACCACTATCAATAGCTACTATATTAATCGCCTGTGTTCTACCATCTTTGAAAATATATGGTTGTTTTATTATATTATCAATTTGAGTATATAAATCTGTTTT